GGCAAACCATCAGGCCAGGCCCTCGATTTCGCTAGCCGCCAGGTAAGGCACGTCATCGATCTTGATGAAGTCCGGCGACGTCACGTCGAAAGGCAGCTTGACCGTGGATTTGGTCGCGCCCTTGGGGTCCAGGCTGAGCAGGCTGGAGATCCGTAGCTTGCAGCCGAAGGCCTCGTACTTGATCTCTTCCTCGCCAGCTTTGGCGTAGAACACGATGTCGAACGGCTCCAGCTCGCGGAAACTGCCGGCAGCAGATGCCTGCTCCGTGATCAGCTTGAAGTTGGTGATGTCGACCTCGATCTCACCGGCCGCTGCCACGTCACCGTCGACGTGTCCGTTAGGTACACCCTTGTTCTGAGCCACCGCCGTGTTGTCGGTGATGTCCAGGGTGCAAGCCTCGCAATGCACCTTGGTGTCGCCCAGGGAAATGTCGAAATTCTTGCCGCCAATCTTTGCTGCCATGGGTTACTCCGTTTCGGACAGCGAAAGGTCCAGCGCCAGGTTGGCGGTGATGTCTTTCGGGCAGTTGAGGGGGCGCAGGGTCAGGTAGGCGACCACTGCCGTTTTGCTGGTCCAGGTCAGCGTGATGGCGTTCTTGCCAGGCTGCTCGATCTCGCCCGGGAACAGGTTGGCCCCCACGCGGGTGGACTTGGCCATCGCACGCAGCGGCGCCATAAGGGCGGTACGGTTGATCTCCATGCTGGCCGCCGAACTGTTCAGGCGGCGGTCACCGACGCGCTGGATCAGCAGCACGCGAACACGGCGAGCGGCCTTGTCGAGCACGCGCAGGTACTCGATCACATCGGCGTCGGAGCCAGGAGCGACCAACATGTTGCCGTCGGCCCAGTACATGCCCGGGTAGCCGGCATAGGTCTGGGGCACGGACAACCGCGCTGCATCGAGCACAACGCTGGTCGAGGACTGCAGGGGCACGCCGTCTTTGTCCACGGGCGTAGCGCCCAGGCCCATCAGCGCACCAGTGGCCACGCGCATGGGTGTGTCGGCAATGCTGACGGCCGCGTTGGCCAGGCGACCGGCCAGCACGCCCAGGTTGTTGCCGTGCAGCTGTGGGACCGCAAGCACGCGATCGGCTACCAGGCCGTTAACCAGGTCACGCTGGGCCGTTTGATAGGTCGCCCAGGATTCGGTCGCGCTGTCGATGCCAGCAGTAGCCGCGATGATGAACAGGCGACGGCCGTAGGTGTTCTGCACCGACACTGCAACGGTGTTCATGCTGTCCAGCTCTGCCTTCGTGGTCACCGGTTTGGTGATCACCACGGCCTCGACGTCGTAGCCGTGCTGCTGGGCGTAGGTGAACGCTGCCGACCAGTCGCCATCGGCCGCGATCGGCATAGCCAAGGCGTTCCAACGATCGCCGCCATTTGCCCGGGCGGCGATAACTTGGGTTTTAAGGTCGCTGGGCGGAATGCCCAGCTGGACGTCCAGGTCGCTTTCAGTATTGAGAGCGATGACCTGGCCGATGTTTTTGGCGCCTGGCCCGATGAAGAGGAACAGACGTTCCACCTCGGTGGCGGTGCCTTGGCCAAGGTTCTGGTTATTGACTGAGACTCTGCCGAGTGCCATGGGATGCCTCTATCGCGGGGATGTGATGGTTTGGCGCAGCACCAGGTTGACCAGCTGGCTGGTCTCGCTAGGGCTCGCGCCGAGGAATTGGCGGGCAGGCAACTGGATGTTCCAGGCCTGCTTACCGGTTGAGGCTTTGTGTTCGGTGTCCAGGACGCGGATCAGCAGACCCGCCTTGGTGTATTCCAGGTTCTGCTGGATCCACGAAACGCTGGGTTTGGAAGGCTTTTTCTTGCCTGGTAGGCGGATCCGGTAGTTGAGTTGGCGCAGGCGCTTGGCCTGTTTTTCAGTAGCCGCGGTGCCTGGTGGAACCTTGCTCAGCTCGCGCATTTGGTGCGCGGTGACGCGCTCGCTGCCGCCGTTGTTCTGCTGCGCGGCGACGTACCGGGTCAGGCGGTTACGCCAGCCCAATTCGGCTTCTTGGTCGGTCAGTTTCACGACATCGAGCAGCTTGGCCAGGCCGCTTTCCATCTTCTTTTTCGACTTAGCCGGGTCCTTACGGGGCGCGAACGGCGTGCCGTCGACGTTGGTCTGGTTACGCACACGGCCACGGCTGAGACTGCGCACACGCTTGCTGACGTTGTTCAGCAGACGGCGGCGTTTCACCGGTGGCAGTTCCAACAGGGCCAACAGATCCTCAGCCCCCAAAAGGCCGCGAATGTCGATGCTGAGCGGGCTAGACGCTGTCATTGCGTACCACCTCGCCGCTCTCAGCGACCCACAGTTCAAACGGCACCGCTGACCAACGCTTGCCGTAAACCTCGATCTCGCCGGCCGGATCCTCGGCCAGGTACTGCGGCTCGCTGAACTGCAGAGTCAGGTCGACGTCGGCCAGATCGTCGTCCAGCATGTCGATGACAAACGTCGGCGCGGCCAGACCCTCACGATCTTCGTCATTCGCTTCCAGCCAACTGCCAACCAGGGCGATCAGACGCGCAGGGCTGTCGGCGAAGCGCTCAAAGGAGATCGTGGCGGTGTAGTTCAGGTCGCCCATGTACATGCCCTTTTCGTCGGGCTTCCAGAGCAGGTCTACCTGTACCTGGTCGGTCCAGCTGTCGAGCTGCTCGGTGGCCACCAACTGGCGATCGATGAGGTAGGCGGTCAACGCCCTGAGCTTGATCACAGCAAGTTCGCCGTGATGCGGCCGCGACCCTGGATAGCTCGCACGGCTTGCTGACTGAACGCCAGAAAGGTGTCGGAGCGCTCGGGCAGATCCTTGCCAGTGTTCTCGGCAGAGTCGCGGCGGGTGACGGTTGCGAACTGGGTCAGCAAGCTGGCCTTGGCGCGGCAGTAGACGGCGCGCTTGTACAAATCGACTTTAAAGGTGCGCTCCGGCAGGACGGTGGTGTCTGCAGACTCAACGCTTGACACTCCAGCGCCCTGCCAGCGCGCTTTACACGCAGCCAGGTCGAGGTTTACCTCGTGCATGGCCATGGTTAGGTCAGCGTCCAGCATGTCGACCAGGTATTCCGCCGGCAGGCGGTACGCCTTCTGGAATTCAGACACAGAGAGGTCCGGCCAAAAGCCGTCGTTCTTGATCGCCTGATCCACAAAGGTGGTGGGTTTACCTGAAAAGCCGCTCATTGCTGGACGCTCAAATAGGGCAGGTGCGGCTTCGGGGCAGACCGGGGGTCATAAATGACCTGGTCGTTCCGTGGCAGCTCCCTGCAGGGGGTAGTCGGTTATTCGGTGCCGTCGCCGGCGTCTTCTTCGGTATCAGTCGCCTGCAGCGCGGCATCCAGCTGGGTGGCGATTGCAGCGGTCGTCGGGTCGCTGGATTGGGCCTGTTGCTTGGCCAAGGCCTTGCGGGCACCTTTCAGGCGGGTTTCGACGCGGATTTCCGGGTACAGAACCTCGGCACGCTCCAGATGGGTGACTGCAGCCGCCCAGTCCTTGCGAGCCATGGCCAGTAAGCCCAACAGTCGGTGGTAGCGAGCCGGGATGCGCTCGAACAGCTTCCATTCGCCGTCAACCCGAGGCAGCAGATCTGTCACATACGGCTCAGGACTGCGCCCCGCTCTCTCCTCGGCCTCGGCCCACTCGATCACGGCGTCAGCAACGAATGTCGGGATATCGCGACGGAAGCGTTCCGGCAGCTCTTGGCCCTGGGACATGGCGAAGTCCGCTAACTCGTGGCCGGCAACAAACTCGCCGGTGTCGAACAACCAGATCAGGACGTACACAAGCACCTGGTTGGGGAAGTTCAGCCCCGACTCGCGGTAACGGGTGACGTAGTCCTGGTACTTGGGCAGCAGCTCGGAACGCTTGAGCTGCTTACGCTGGTCCAGACTGTTCAACTGGTGCAGACGATCGAGGTCACCGGCCAGCGCGACTTCCATCAGCTTCAAGTGCTTCTGCGCATTGGCCGGGCTGTTGAGGGCGGCGCCAGGTGAATAGGTCGCCGGGATGGCACTGGCGGACGCGGCCGCTGAGCCCTGGGCGATCACGCGGCGCTTGTGCGCCAGTGCCAAACTCACGCTGCCACCACTTGAGGATCTGGCAGAACTTCGACGTTCTCGATCAGGCCGGCTTTTTCCAGCTGCTCGATCACATAGCCCTCGTTGCGGCTGTTGTAATCTTCGACGCGGCTGCGCTTCGGATTGTCGATGGTCTGCTTACGCCAGCTGGTGTCCTGGACGTAGATAGACAGGTTGTCGAAGCTGGTGACCAGAACGCCATCGA